TGTTTGATATGTAGCCATTTTATTTTCTCCGTTAGGTTATTGTTTATAGATAACGCATCAATAAATCGGTAGCATCTTTTGTGCTTCCTGATTTCTTCAACGTCTTAATCTGATTCAACCTAGTTTGACTATTTATATCTTCTTTAGTAGTTTTAACGCCTGACTTAACAAATTTAGATGGTTTAACTTTTTTACTTACTAAATTGGGTTTATTCGCTTTAGCTTTCATTCCATCCATGATGACATCAAACATTCTTGAATCATAAATTCTTGAAACATCCTCATTTGAGAATCCTTTAGAACTTAAATAACCCATAATATCTGACTTAACTGCATTACCCTTCATAGGATCAGCAAGTACAGGATGTTTTAAGTGAAGTTTTCTTTGTTCACCTTTTAACACTTCCTGAAATTGAGCATTTTGGTGTTCTCTCAATTTTTGCTGTGCTTGTTGAATTGATTGTTTTCGTTTATTAATTTTACGATCAACTCTAGCAGCCTCAGTTGGATCTTCATCCCAAAGAGCATCAAGCTCCTTAGAATTTACATCATTGTTAATCTCAGCATTTAAAGTAACCACTAATGAATTTAAATCGTCCATCTTGGTCGAATACTGATTCTTCAAACGATCTTCTTCAGATTTAAGCTCTCTTTTTTCGATTGCTATCTCCTCAGTTTTTCGTCTGTAGTCGGCATCTTTTTGATAACCTGCTTTTAATTCGTCAAGGTCAACATCAATCTTTTCACCATTAACTGTAACTTGGTGTAGATCGGTTTCTTGTTCTTCAATTGCATTTTCATCTTGTGATGCTTGTTCTTCTTCAGCAACTTCTTGAGTTTCCTCAACTTGAGCTTCTGGTTTTTGCTCAACCTCAGATTCTACTTCTGTAGTTTCTTTTGGTTCAACTGGTGTTGCTTCTTTTGTAGATTTGTTGATAACTCCATTAGAGTCCATCAAACCTTCAATAGTTTTAGCCGCACCTTGTACTGACTCATTGTTCAGTAAGGGGTTTCCGTCAGACATTTAAGTCCTCCTATTGTTAAGCTGTCTTTCGACTTGGCTTATTCTAACCTTAGTGGTTAAAATTTTGTATTATTCTGTTGCTGTCTGAAATCTTCCAACTGTTTAGATGCAAGTTTTCCAGTTTCAACTATTGTATGTAAGTGTTGTTCCACTTTACCTACAACATTATAAGCGATCCAAAGTTTTTCTCTGGTTTCACTTTCATCAGCACCTGTTTTTTCAAGAAGTGCTTCAGAATAAATTTTTTTAAGAGTTTCCATGCTCTCTTGAAAAAGTTTACTCCCCAGTATTTGTTTCGCTTCGTTGGATCGGCTCACTTCCACCGACCTGTTCGTCTGGTCTTGCGTTTCCATTTAGTCCTTTTACTTGTTGTTGAAACATATTAGTCGATTTTTGTGCTTGGTCAAGTATTTTACTCTGTTCAGAGAAAACCATTTTTTCCATTTCGGCATCAGCTTTAATTTTTGCACTATCTAATTGGGTATTGTATTTTAAAGACATTTCTTTCATTTTAGATTCAAAATCTAACATTAATTTTTTATTGTCTTGCTCTAACTCTTTGTATTTAATTTCAATATCTGCCATTTTTCTTTTATTCTCAGCATCAATTCTAGTAAATTCTATTTTCTCAATTGGAGATGGTGGTGGTGGTTGAGGAGGTGGCATCATTTTTTTACCAACATCAGGATTAACAAAGTAAGTATCTACATTTTTAAGTCCAGCATTTTCAACCATTTTAGTTAAAGTGTTATACATATTTTTAAGACTAACCATTGGTAATTCTCTACCGCCTTGTAATTGGAAAGCTTGGATCTGTCTTTCTAAAATAGAATTTAACATTATAGTTTGTTGTTCTTTAGAACCAGTTCCTAATCCTACAACGATTGATATATTAAATCTATCTCTCCACTCAGTAGGTCTAACTGGAATGTATTGGTTACTCATCATAATAATTTTTTCTTTATCTTGATACTTAACCATTAGTTCAAATATTTTTTTAAATAATTCTTTAACACCTGTTTCTGCAAAGACTCTAGCAATCAATTCTGATCTCATTTGAGTTTGCGTCATCAAAGCATTTACACCAGTTGCAGTTTTAGCATTTAATGTATCAGGACTTAAACCTTGAGCTTCTTTTGAAACACCAGTTCTACCTTCTCTAACTGAATCTAAATAACTTAATAAAGGAAAAGCTTGTTGTGAAATTGGTTGAGCTTGTAGCGGTTGTAAAACTTGATTCGGTGGTTGTTTAGTTCTAACGATTCCACCAGGTCTAGTCGTAAGTAGGTCATCCATATTAACCATACCATCCATGATCGCAACTCTGTTATTATTTGTTAAATACATATTGTCTAACAACTGTCGCATCACAGTAGATTTCATTAACTGAACATCTTCAACTAATTCTGAAATTGATCTTCCATAAAATCTGTGTGGCATAGGAATAGGAGTTACTGTAACGAAGGGAATATTATCACAAGGCATATTAGATAATATGTGAGAACCATCACTACCTGCTGCAACAACTTTTCTTAACTCTGCAATACCATCACCATCATAATCGTATTTTATATAACATTCATAAATTAAAACTTTTTCTGTTGAGCTATCCGTTGGAGTAGAAACATTATATTCATCTATATCTCTCATCCTTACAATTTCTTCATTATTGTAAATATCTAAATCTGATTTTGGTAATTCATCAACTTCATCTTGAGAGTAACCCATTGAAACTAAATCTGATCTTGTCATTAAAACTTTATGAGCTACAAAATCGGCATCATCAATCGTCTTAGCATTTCTCTCAATTAAAAATTCTTCTGGCGGAACACTTTCGATTTTTACTTTTCCTGTTTTTTTAATTCTTTTAATTTTGCAATTATATAAATTAAAATTAGGAACTTGGATTTGACTTACATCCACACCTTGTGCTTCGTACTGAGCTAAGGTTGCTTCGAATTGTTCTTTAGCATCTTCATCTTCAAATACTTCTTCGTCAACAATTTCTATTTCATCTTTAGTATCTTGCAAAGCCTCTTTCTCAACTGGTGATAAATTTTCGTAAGTTTCGTAATCAACTTTTTCAGAGTCATCCCAGTAGATTTTTAGGAAGCCATTTTTTTCTATTAGAGCATCTTTAAAAAAATTATATAATAATTGGAAGCCATTATTTTCTTTATAGAAAACATGATTTAAATAAGCTGTCGCTTGGTCAGCCATAGGTACATCTTCGGCAGTCATAGGTTCGCAACGAACAACATTATCTGAAGCTGTGAATACTCTTAATAAATTTGGTAATAGACTTTCGATTGTATCAGATACATCTGTGCTAACGACTTGTGAACGACCATCTATTTCTGTTCCAAGTTTATCACCTAGATAATATTCTAAAGATTTTCTTCTTTGATCTGAAAGCTGTCCACCTAAATAGCCTAAACCATTTGTTATCTGGTTTCCTATTATGGTTTGTAGTTCTAAGTCTGAATTTTCTTTTTGGTCTTTATTTTTTTTTGCCATATTAAACTATATAATTTGTATCTATTCTTATTGGCTTTTTCCAATCCGATCTTTCTATGGGTTCTGTTACAGCTCCATATCTTATCGAATCACAAAAGTGAGATGCCCAATTGTGCAGAGGTTTATTTCTGAAGCAATTATTTTTTTCATCCCAACGCTTACAATAAGACTTTAACGCTTCTACAAGCTTATTGCAATTGTTTTTATGAAAGTAGCATTTCGGCAACATTCTTCTTACTTGTTCAATACCGTCTTCTACACTAAGTTTGGGTGCTATGTCAAATTCTAGTCCTAGTTCTTTTGCTGTTTCCCACCTAGATTTATTAGTGCCGATCTCTCTTACCCTAATATCATGGGGAGCTATATGTTTTGAATACTTGTAAGGTTTGCTATCTACAATATTAATATAATGCTCTAAGCCTTCACCTGAGTTTTCGTAGCAATCAATAATTCTAATTTCGCCACTAGTTCTTCGTTGAGCAAAGGTAATTACAGTAGAATCATTCATGCCTAAATCCCACCATGTTTCAACTTCTAAATCTTCTTCTATATCAAAGTTTGTAACCTTGCCTGACTTCTCTAATTCTTCAATTGTAGATCCAAAATAAGAACCACTTATTCCAGCTTGAAATGAGCATTCAAATTCTTGATCGTAACTTTCTGGCGACATGGTTTGTTTTGCTGCATCTAATTCCTCTTGAGCTATAATCTTAGTTTCCGAAGCTTTGAAAACAGCTGTGAACCAATCTTTATTTTTCTTAGCCTTTTCATGTAATTCGTAGAACCAATTTCTTCCCATTGGAGTACCGATAAATATTGCGAAACCTTTCCTGTCGGAGAGGCATGGTCTTAAAATAGTATCAAAGAGGTCTGGCGAAAGATTCTGAGTTTCGTCACAAACTATACCGTCAAAGTATTGACCTCTAATAGCAGCACTATTCTCACCGCCTAAAATCTGTATTCTGGAATTGTTTATAGGAAAGTCAACTCTAAGTTCAGACTCATTAAACTTAACACCTGGAATTGTGGCAGAAAATTGTTTCATATAATCCCATGCTGTACTCTTTCCCTGCAAACGGTACGGAGAGATGAAAGCATATCTAGGATAGGGTTTACTGGACGTTAGAGCCGCTCTAATCAAGTGGTTGATAGCAAATACAGTCTTACCCCCTCTCCTGTGAACTATTACTACATTGAAGCGGTTCGTATCGCATTTTTCATGCAAAAAATTTTGGATTTCTCTTGGTGCGTATGGAATTACAATTTGTTTCATATTATATCAAAACCCCCTCAATTCTTTGTTTAGCAATATTGTAATAATTTTCATCTTTTTCAATACCTATAAAGTTTCTATTAAGGTTTTTACAAGCAACTCCAGTTGAACCTGAACCCATAGTAAAATCTAATACAGTATCATTCTCATTAGTATAGGTTTTTATTAGATATTCAAGTAAAGCTACTGGTTTTTGAGTTGGGTGTAATCCTCTTTCTCTTTTAAAATCTATTATATTTATTGGGTATCTTGTACCATTGTTATGATTTTCTGATCTATAATAAGAAGCTATATTTGATTTATTGTTTTTTTGTAATTTTTTTCCTGATAAAGTTTCTGTACTTTTTTTTCTTTTACCACTTTTAATTTTATAAGGTTTGCCAATTCTCATTTGTGGATTATAGATTGATCTTTTGTTGTAAAAGATAGATATATTTTCATATTTTCTTAATGGTTGTTTTTTTGCATTAGCAAATCCTGTTCCATTATCTTTTTGCCATATCCAATCATATTTATAATCTTTAATATTAGACATTCTAAGACTACTACTAAATGGCTCACTACCAAATAAGGCAATTGCACCATTATCTTTAATTACTCTTTTTAGTTGATTCCACATTAGTTCAAAGGGAATTACACTATCCCATTTACAAGCTGTAGTTCCATAAGGTGGATCTGTCAGGATTAAGTCGATTTTTTTATCAAAAATTTTAGGAAGTTCAATTAAGCAATCTCCATGTATTAATTTACTTTCTACCAAACAACCCCCCCCTAATGCAAATCTTCATTGAAATTTTAAAATAGTTCATAATGATTTGAATTTTCAATGCAATGTTTTGTTTTGATTTAAAAAATCTTCTTCCAGGACAAACTGTTCTTTAATAAACAATGAAAAGTCTTCAGCATCAGCTTTATCTTTGAACCCTTCAAAGTGAGTAATAACTATTGGTTTTTTTGTTACTTTATTCTTGATTATAAAGATCGTTGTTTTTAAGAATTTATCATCCATGTGTTTATGCCTTGTATCAACATTATTCTAAGAGGTACCTTTAAAAATGGGGTAGTCGATTTATAACACCCCCCTATTTACCAATTAGCTTTCATTTATCTAGCTTTTATTACTAGTGATAATTACAGACTATCAATACTAATGTTTCCGATAAGTAATCGTTATCGGAATGTTCTCTTAATGTTCCTGTATTCCTTTCATATTGGCTATGTTTTTACTTCGTATGTAATATCTTGTAACTTTATGTGTAAATTATACAGACTTCTCATATACTTCAACACTTTTAGACCATAATATTGTGACATATTTATCACACTTAACTCTATTTGTGACATATTTACCACTATGGTTTAGACCATGAGATGGTTAATGGTTGGTTTTTATCTGAATTAATGCTCAAAACCTCCGCACTTTTACCATATCTCTTAGCATTTAGCTTAGAAGCTGACCATTGAGAACTGGCAACTATAATTTTGTAAAGATTAACCAGGTTTTGTGCAGCTTTGGAATCTAATTCACCAGACTCAATTTTAATCTCAAGCTCTTTTCTTTTATCTTCAAGCTCTGAAAGTCTAAGATCCACCGCTAACTCTTTAGCTTTAATATATCGACTCATTAAAACATCATCTTTGATTAAATAGTTTCTGAAAGATTGCCAAGTGAAATCAACATCATCTCTGGAGAACACCTCTCTAATGGTTAAGCCATCAGCAATAAGATTTAAAAGCTTATCAAATAGTTTCTCAGTTAATTTTTTTTTACGTCCTGCCATAATATTTTATATAGGTGGTGCAGCATGGATAGAAAGAAAGGGAAAGTCCAAAACTGCACCTGTTATATATAACTAATAGACTAAAGCAAGGGAGCTTAGTAGCCTTCAAATATTATAACACCATATATAGTAATTACAAATCAAAAGGTTTCTTTTTAGGCTTAAAACTTCTAGTCGTTAGTGTAACAGGGTTTTTTTTAAGTTTACCAGAGTGCATGAGATTATCTATTATTCTCATACAAGTGAACGAACCATACAAGCCATCATTTATAATTAAGTACATTTGATCGAACGACAACATCCCATTTTCAAAGTCTGATTGTATTAACTCATTTATTTCAAGTTTTTCAGGGGGGGTGTAATTGTTATTATAACTCTTTTGAAGTGGTTTATTATTATATAAATAATCATTCATCTTTAAATCCTTTTAACTTTTTAAATCCCTTACTATTATTGTTATTACTATTATTGTTATTACTCTTATAATGGTACCCAAATTTAGGGTAGTCTGGTTGCGTAGATTTTGGGTAGTCTGACTGCGTAGTTTTTGGGTAGTCTCTAGGTAGCATCAAACTATATTTGTTGGCACTTGATAACCTGTGGACAACTAAATATCCGTTCTCTGTGAGCTCCTTTTTTGCCTTCTGTAATGTATTGATTGATATGCCTAATTTTAGACATAAATTGGAGT